ATGAGTTCTCAAACGAATACGCTGACGGAAGGCCCTCTGGCCAAGCAGATCTTTCTGGTCAGTCTGCCGCTGGCGCTTTCCAACCTGCTGGTGGCGCGTTTTTACGGTGCGCGCCACCCCAAGGACGTGGAAAAGACCGTCCACTCGGCGGCCATTATCAGCGCCGTTGCCGGTGTGGTGCTGTTGCTCATCGGCCTGCTGGGCTCCCCTGCCATGCTGCGGCTGCTGCATGGCGGTGGTCCGTGCAGGAGAAGCAGCGGGCAAAATTCATCTGACCGTCACAGCAGATGATAGCGTTCAGAAGCGGCTGACGATTCTGATTCGGGAAGCAGAGGGCGGAATCTCAAAAAGTCGGTGAAGGCTCAAAATAAAAACAGGGTGCGTCCCTGAATAGGACGCACCCTGCCAAAGACCACAGACAATAGCGATATGTACAATAGGGCGTTCCCCGTCGGGAACACTCTGTTTCTCTCTATAAGTTGGAGGAATTGCGTCAAATTGACACAATTCCTCCTCGTCCGTTCTAAGCAGGGTTTGGGGCAGGCACGCCCCAACAAGATCACTTCGGAAATGCGGACGCATTGCAGAAGTGAAGTCCCGGATGGACAAAAAATTTTCAAGAATTGAAAATTTGTGGCCACGGGACGGTTCTTGCCCTCTACCGCTGCGCTCAAAACGCATTTTCAACAAATGTTTCCGAATTGTTAAGGCGCAAAAAATAAGTAGAGGTGGTGCTGCTCATGTAAGGGGGATCACCGTTTGCTCCGAACGCAGTTCCTGCCCCTGTTTTGCAGCGGCGTTGACGAAAAGTCGGTATCACGTCCGGTCGGCTTATGAAATTTTCAAGGTACAACTCCCGTAAAGAAAAATACCACCCTGCAAGACAGGCGAAAAATTTTGTCGGGTGAATCGGCGGCAAAATGAATCGGGTGTGTTGCGGAGCGGTAAATCTTTCAGGGATAATCCACGGTGAGGCAGTGTTCAAAATGAACACGACCACATCTTGTGGATGGCTTTTGACCAATCTACAAGAACGGTGGGATTTAGAAGAAAAATACCACAGTATGTAGAATGCGTCAAGAGGGTTTTGAGAGATTTATGCCAGTAAAGTGGAGAGAGTAGGACTTCTTACGGCCTGCTTTGGATTCAAATGGATAAAAACTATGTCCGGACTTTTTCTTCGTTCAGGCTGGTGTCGATAAAACAAATGCAGTGCCCTCCACGGAGATTGGCTCGATTTTCAATTCTCCAAGCACATATTGAACGAGCCGCAATCCATCCGCTGTTCGGACGATGCCCTGTAACCAGTGCCACCGGAACTTCTCTCGACGACATAACAATAATCCTTTCTTTGCTGTGAAAAATGAAAACAGGATCGTTCTAATCGTAGAGGAACCTCAATTCAACGGGTGAATGCGATTCTTCGGATTTCTTTAGAGGGTCAGTTGCAGGATGTTTTTGAGATAGAAAAAATTTTACTTGCAATCTTCTACAAAATGTGGTATATCCATTATACGAAACATTGCTTTGAAAGAACGCTCCACCGTTTATTGACGTATAAAGTGAGGTGCCTGCCATGACCGCCGTGATCTACGCCCGCTATTCCAGTGACAACCAGCGCGAAGAATCCATCGAAGGTCAGATCCGGGAATGCACCGCCTATGCCGAAAAGAACGGCATCACCATCATCAAGCACTACATCGACCGTGCCATCTCTGCCAAGACGGACAACCGCCCGGAGTTCCAGCAGATGATAAAAGACAGCGACAAGAAGCTGTTTGACATCGTGCTGGTCTGGAAGCTCGACCGTTTTGCCCGGAACCGCTACGACAGTGCCCGGTATAAGACCCAGTTGAAGAAAAATGGTGTCAAGCTCATGTCTGCCACCGAGATCATCTCCGAGGGGCCGGAAGGCATCATTCTGGAGTCGGTGCTGGAAGGTTATGCCGAGTATTATTCCGCTGACCTTGCCGAAAAGGTTGTCCGTGGACAGACCGAGAACATCCTGAAAGGCCGCTGCAACGGTGGCCGTGGAACCTTTGGATATACGCTGGATTCCGAGCGGAAATTCCACATTGATCCGCTTGCCTCCCCTTTCGTGCTGGAATCGTTCAGGAAGTACCGGGATGGACTTACGATGAAGGAGATTCGGGACTGGCTGAACGAGAATGGCATCAAGAACCCGGTCGGCGGTGCGTTCACCTATAACAGCGTTGAACATATGCTCAAGAATCGGCGTTACATCGGAGAACTGAAATTCCGGGATGTGGTCGTGCCGGATGCCATCCCACCCATCGTTCCACTGGAACTGTTTGAGGATGTGCAGGAAAAAATCGCCAAAAACAAGAAAGCCCCTGCCCGGAGAAAGGCAGAGGATGACTATCTGCTTACCACCAAGCTGCACTGTGGTTACTGCGGTGCGCTGATGTTTGGAGAGAGCGGTACGAGCCGGACGGGAGAAGTTCATCGTTATTATAAATGTGCTACCGCAAAAAAGCACAAGGGCTGCAAGAAGAAAACTGTCCGTAAACAGTGGCTGGAAGATTTGGTCGTCAACCAGACGATGCAGCTTGTCAGGGACGATGCCGCCATGGAATCCATCATCGCCAAGGTCATGGAACTGCAAGACCGGGAGAACACCAACCTTCCCCTCTATGAGAAGCAGCTCCGGGATGCGGAATCGGGTATCCAGAATATGCTGAATGCGATTCAGGCTGGAATCCTGACCAGTTCCACCAAGGAGCGGTTGGAGCAGCTCGAAGAAACCAAGCGTGAGCTTGAGGCCCGTATTGCGGAAGAGAAGCTGGCAAAGCCCAAGGTCACGGAGGAGTTCATCCGGTTCTGGCTGCTGCGGTTCCGCAAGCTGGACATGAGCCTGAAAGATCAGCGGCAAGCGTTGGTGGATACGTTCATCAATGCGATTTATCTGTACGATGATAAGGTTTTGATAACCTTTAACTATAAAGAAGGTACACAGACCATCACATTTGCGGAAGCGGCTCAAGCCGCATCAAAGGGAAATGGTTCGGATTTGGATTGCTTTACTGCACCAAAAACCAGTACACATTGTGTGCTGGTTTTTCTTTTTGTGCGAGGGAGGGGGCTCGAACAGGGCGGCATTTATGCCGCAAGCAAAGCCACAGTGCAACAACGACGACCGCAGCCTGCGGCTGAAACAGGGAGGAGTTGTTGGGGCCGCGTTCTGATTTTTCAAAGCCCTGCCAAGGGGCTGCGGAAAAATCAGCTAACGCAGCCCGTTGCTGTTGCTTAGCCTGCGGGTCCCAACCCGTAGGAATGTCTATCAGGGGTGTACCTATTTTGTACCGGTTTCTTTTTGTGCGAGGGAGAAGACCTTGAACAACACTATTTATTATATAAGAGAAAAAGCGCGATGAATTCTGAGAACTCATCGCGTTTTTTCTCTTATGCGGGTAGTGGGGGTCGAACAACAAAAAATGATTGAGCGACGTCAAAAACGTATCTGCAACGCGCCTAAACACTTGCTAAAAAGGTAGTGCGGTTGGTTTGTAGCCCATGTATTTTGCTACATTTACAAAAAAGAGTGTTACCAAAACTGTTACCAGATTCAGGCCTGTGCCTTTTTGAATGCCGCGGTGGTAGCGGCAGCAAGATCTTCCCTCTGACCATCAAGCTCGTGCCGATACACTCCGGCAGTATCCATGTTCTTGCTGTGACCGACCAGCATCTTCAGCTGGCTGTCGGTCAATACGCCGGATTCAATGCTGACGAAAGTGTGCCGCATCTCATACAGCGTGACCTGAGGCTCAATGCCATTGTCACGCTGGTACTTCTTCCAGCGCTTGAATAAAGCTCTCTGGTTCGGGATCTGGAACAAAGGGGTGGTATAGTTCAGCGGGATATCGGAAGCCTTCAGCAAGGCTACCTGCGCTTCGTAGGCCTCATGGGCTTCCTCGCCCATGTCAAATGAGCGAATGGCGTTTTCGTTCTTGCCGGTGGTTTCCTCATCCAACCGGTTGATGCTGCGGCGCAGATTGACCGTGTTTCCTTTGATATCACCATACCAGAGCCCCACAAGTTCACCGGGGCGTACACCTGTAGCAACTGCAAACCGGTAGGCATAGATATACTCGTCAAAGACCAGCTTGCCATAGTAAAGGCGGGTGTCCACATCAAACAGAACTTTCAAAGCGGTCGGCTGTAAAATCTTTTTCTTCCCCATGCGGGCATTCTTCGGGATAGACAGCTCAGGGAACATCGTACTGTACCTGTTCCGGCGGCACCATTTCAAAAAGCTGATCTCCGTTGAGCGGATCGTCATAATGGTCTTGCGGCTCAAAGGCTTGTCGCTTGACCTACGCTGACGCTCCTTTTTAAGGCATCGCTTTTTGAAAGACATATTGATGGCTTTTTGCAGATCGCCTTCGGTCAGCTCGTCAATGCGGATGTCCCCACAGACAGGCAGAATATAGTAATCTCCGTATTTCTTGCACTGCTCAACATAGGATGTGCCGCAGGTGAGCTTCAGCTCTTCCACCCACTCGGCATAGAGGGTGGCTACCTTCTTCCTGCCGTCCCGGATACTGTCATCCAGCCATGCGTCCGCTTTTGCGTTTGCTTCCCGTTGTCCTGTTCGGCCCGGCGTGCTGCTGTAAAAGCGCTTGCGGGTACCGTTCTTCTGCACCGCGATGCACCAGCGGCTTTCCTTCTCGACCCAAAATGCCGTGTTGGTTCTCTTTTTCATAAAATCCACCTCCATACACAAGGGTACACTTTGACAAGCCTGCCCGGAGGTGGTACAATACAAGTGTTCATGATGGATTGTACCCTCTGGGGCAAGCCACTCTGCAAACGCTCTCGGTGTTGGTAGCACCGGGGCGTTTTTTGTTTTTATTGAGCTGTTGCAGATTTTGCAACGGCTGGAAGCAATGTGCAAAATTTGCACATTGTTTGGCCTTACTTCTTCGCTTCAGCTTTTTCGCTGCGCTTACGCCACTGGCTCTTCAGGCCGTCAATATGCTCAAACAGATCAGGCTTGATATCAGCCCACATCGGGTCAAGGATAAAGTCCACGCCCTCCCGTCGGGCAAGCTTGGCAGCGGGGACAAAATCACTGTCACCGGCAATCAGAATGATCTGATCAACCTGCTTCTTATACGCGAGTGACGCAATATCAACACCAACACGCATGTCCACGCCCTTTTGCTGAGCCACAAAAACGAAATCGTCCTCGGTCAGCTCTTCCAGCTGCTTTGTGCCAGCAAGAAGCTTGCGGGTCACATCCGGGCGCAGATTGTAGGCTATTTGGTTGGACAATGTACCAAGGCGGAGTGCAAATTTTCTGCGCTTCCGCAATTCTTCCAAAAAGGTCTGCGTCCATGTATAAGTATCAGATTTGTCCAAATCCACATTCTTCTTTGTCAGCGGGTGGTACACGCTGCGGCGGCCTACTGGCTCACAATCGTAATAGAAAATGCGGTACAGCTGACGCTCCTCGTTGCCGTCCTTATCGTGAAGGTGAGCCATACAGTAAGCATTCAGTTCCTTCGCACGTTCCTCGGCGGTCTTTTTGCCCCACAAGTGGGCTGCACGTTTGCGGTAAAAGCCGCCATCAACCAGAATTGCTGTCTTTGCCATTTGTGTTACACTTCCTTTGGTAAAAAATAAGACCCCAGGATTCAGCCTTCCCCATATCGGCGGGGGGCTTACTACCAGGGGTCTGTTAAGCATTTTGAAACATCATGTTTCTGACGGCATCCTGTAAAGATGCACCCCTATTATATGCGTTTTTGTTGATTTTGTCAACTCATTTTGCAAAATAATCAATTATTGGTTATTTTTCGCAAATTTTAGTGAAATATCGCTTTTCACCCTACCCAGTGCGTCCAGCCTACGGCCTTGCCCTCAATGTGCACCTCTTCCAGCTGGGGGCCGGTGTAGATCATGGGCGCATAAGCCGGGTTTGCGGGCATCAGGGTCAACGTGCCGGGGTTGTAATATACCCGCTTGAGGGTGGCTTCACCATCAATGCGCACCGCTGCGATCTCGCCGTTCTCCACCTCCGGCTGGATGCGGATATACACCACGTCTTTATCGTGAATGCCGGCATCCACCATGCTGTCACCGTGGCAGGTCAGGGAAAAATCGCACCGGATGTTCTCCGGCACGTCCACCATTTTTTCAATGTTCTGCTCTGCCGTGATGGGTTCCCCGCAGGCAATGGCTCCGATCAGCGGGATCTTCTTCATCTTTGGCATCGGCTCAAAGCCCGGGGGGATGGTAGGCTTCTTGGGCTCCGGCTGTTCTTCCCAGCCCATCAGGTAGGCGGGGGTGGTCTGCAGCGCATCAGCAAATGCTGCAATTTTTGATTGTGGGATATCGGCTTTACCATTTTCAATCTTACTTATAGAAGATTTATCTTTATAGCCCATCTTGTGAGCCAGTTCTTCGACTGTTAAGCCAAGCTCCGTGCGGCGGCTTTTGATTCTGTCGTATAGAGTTGCCATAAAATCACCAACCTTCGCTCTTATCTTATCATAGAGTGGAATAATATTCAAGTATTTTTTATTTTTTCCTCAAAAAAGGTTGACTTTATTTCCACTCGGTGCTATTATGTGGTTAGTGGAATTCAATTCCACTTTGAAAGGAGGTGACAACCATGACCGACACCAATGCGCTGCGTTCCATCATTGCAGATTCCGGGCTTAAATATAAGGCCATTGCCGAAATTATGGGCCTGACACCGTATGCTTTGCAGATGAAAATTGATAACGAGACCGAGTTTAAGGCCAGTGAAATTGACACTCTGGCCAATACTCTCGGCATGGACATGCAGCAGCGTGATTCCATATTTTTTTGCAAGAAAAGTGGAATTTAATTACACTTTTGCAAGTTCATCCAAAGGAGGTGAAGAAGATGAAGAACAACATCCAGAAAGAAATCCAAGAGCGCCGCGAACACGCCGAGCGCTTAAAGAAAATCGCCCTCAAGCTGTTCGAGCAGCTCAAGAGCGAAAATGTCAGTTTTTCGGACGCAGAGCGAATCATTAGTCTGCTTTCTGCATCCGTAAAAACTGAGCGCGATGACCGGATTATTTAATCCATGCTGGAGGGACTATAAATCTTACTATCCTCAAGATTGATTAGTTGCTCCAGACAGTCGCTGTACCAAGAAGCCAGTACGCAGGCTGCCTGTGCAGGGTCATTCAAGTCAAGACCCTGCGGACGCTCACCGCGCTGCAACGCAATCTGCAATTTGTTGTTTGCATAAGCAAGTGCCAGATTGTGCCGAATTTTATTTCCATCACTCATGATTTCCACCTCCCTTCTGCCCAAGTATACCGCAGGAGGGAGCCAACCACAAGGAGGTGAACCACATGGACAACAACAAAAAGCCCAGCGGACCTGTGGAAGAGGAACGCTGGGCGAAGATAGAAAAGGAAGTTCAGGAGCTTAAACGGAGCAGGTCAATCCTCAGCATCGGCTTGTTCCTGCTGAGCGGCCTGTATGGAATCTTGATCCTCTGCATCATCTTGAGAATCATCCGAATCGAGGACACTTTGACCTCGATCATCCAATTCAACGCTCTGGTTGGCGAGCATCTCCAAAGCCTCGGCGATTCGCTCATTCGTATCCTCAACGATTTTGAAATGCTCCTCCGTGCGCTGTCTGAAGTTTTCTGACCTTTCTGCTTCCTCTCGCTGTATTTCGAGCATTTCCTGTTGATATTCTGCCGTTGCAGACCATGAAGATTCTTCCTTTTTGTCATGTTCGCTGGACAATGCCTGACCTGCCAAAAACAGAAGAATTGTAACGATGATGCTGATAATTCCAACCCAGTCTTTTTGGGGGATTGCATTATCCGGAGTTTTTACTTCGGCGATTTTGGCGTTGATAGTTTCAACCGCCTCTGTAGGTAGAAGTGGTTCGACTTCATCCAGAACAGCTTGAGTACTTGCCAGCGGCACGGTTTCGGATTCTTTTTCGCTGTAAGTACTTTCGCTCCATATCGAGTCTAACTGATCCGCAAAAGCCGCAGCATTTGAGTAAAGATTTGTAATGTTGCTTGTTCGGAGTGCGGTGGTGAGATTTAGCACATTGGAATTCAGCATTTCTGTCGATAACCGGAAAGCGGGACTTTCCATTGCCGATCCGTAGAGCGCCGAAATCTGATTGGTGAAATTGAGATTTGCTCTGGCCTGACCAGCCAGATTCTTGGCGAGATTGGATAGTTGATACTCTGGCACACATAATCTGGCATCTTTCGCCAAGCGGTACGCCATGTTGTTCCATTCTGCGGTTTGGTAAATCGATTTCATCTGGTTGCTCACCATGCGAACAGAATCCGCCATTTTCGCTGCTTCGGACACATAATTGCTGAGTTCTGACAGCTGGTATGCTGCCGTCTGAGCTGCAGAGCTCAACTCGTAAAAATTTTGCATTTTATCACCTCCCTTCTGCCCCTCTATTCTACCGCAGAAGGGAGCCACCCACAAGGAGGTACATCTTCACCATGAACGACATCATCTTATCCACCCAGAACGGCGAACCGGTGGCATCCAGCCGGGAAGTCGCTAAGCGCTTCGGGAAGAACCACCGAGATGTTCTTCGCGCAATCGAGGACATTCTGGAGGGGGTGCGCAAAATTGCGCAGACCCCCAAAGATATCACAGCGCAAAATTGCGCTGTGACCCAGAGCGCTGAAAATTCAGCTGTGACCCAGATGTTCTTCAAATCCGAGTACACCCACCCTCAGAACCACCAGAAGTACCCCATGTACCTGATGAACCGGGACGGCTTTTCGCTGCTGGCCATGGGCTTTACCGGCAAGGAGGCGGTGCAGTGGAAGCTGAAGTACATTTCCGCGTTCAATGCAATGGAAAAGCAGCTGGCCGCGCAGCACAAAGGGCAGCGGGCCGTGCAGGATGCCAACATCCAGAACGCCATCGACCGGGTGATCGAAGCCCGGAAGAAGCTGGACGAGAACACCGCTTTTCTGGACGAGTGCCGCAAGAACCGCGAGGACAGCAAGGCCAAGTATATGCAGGTCAAGGCCCTGTGCGGCGAGTTCAAGGCCATTTACGGCCAGCATTGCGACACGGTGCGCACCATGGAGAACGTGGTGCGCGGCTCCCAGAGCTTCCTCACCAGCGCCATTGACAACCTGACCATCGTTTCCAAAGGCTACCCGTTCTACGCCGCCCTGATGGACAGCCTGCTGGATGGGCTGCCCGCCAAGAAGAAGGAGGAATAAAATGTTGAACACATCAACCATTCGCGGCACCTTCCGGCAGATTCCGTACTGGAAGCTGCGGGGCCGGTTCCACAGCTGCGGCTACCGCGATCAGGAAGTCGCTGAACATAGCGGCATTGGCCGGTACACTATGAGCGCTCGGATGAACGGGCACCAGCCGTGGACAAGTAAAGAGATCGTAGCAATTTGTGAACTGTTGGACATCCGGCAGGATGAAATCGGGGAGCTGTTCTTCCCTACTGTTGAGAAAGGAGAATCCGCATGAAGATCAAATCCGGCGTTTGGTACTGGCTGGCAATGGCCTGCTTTGTGGTGGGCCTGCTGTACGGCATGGGCCTCGAGGGCACCTGTCAGACCGGCGGCACCATTTCGGACGGTGCGTTCATTACGGCTATGGTGCTGATCCTGCTGGCAATCTTCTTCATGCTGCAGGGCTTTGCAGCCGAAGCGCGTGAGAAGCGGCCCCGCAAGATTCACCAGCAGCCCCGCAACACCGTGAAGAGCGGAAGGAAGGCGGGCTGACACCACCCATGAATAAAGGAAAGCACTTTACCCGCGTTTGTTTGGACTGCGGCAAGGTGATGGAAAATGTTGCTGGCAACCTGCGCTTTTGCGCTTCCTGCCGCAGAGAGCGCCACAACCAATATTGCAGGGATTACAGGGCGCATAATGAAAAACCTGCCCGCGTCATGTGGTACACCGTCGGGGACGCAAAGACCGGCGATCTACTGGCATCCGGCACGTCCGAGATGTGTGCCCGGCGGCTGGGCTACAAGAGCGCGAACAGCTTTGCGTCTGCCGTCAGCCATGGGCTCAGCGGCAGCCATCGAACTTACAAGTACACATTTGCGCGGGAACGTATCGACCGTAGCGAGGTGGACAGCCTGCCGCCGGTACGCACTATACGAAAAAAGCCCGCCGGTGCGCCAACACCGACGAGCTGCAAGGGATGATGAGTTTGAACGACTTCATCACCCCGATGATATCACAAAATCGGAGGTTTTACAATGAAAGGAATTTTGATCGAACCGGGCAAAGAGCCGGTAGTCACCACCCTGCCGGACACGCTGCAGGGCATCGAAGCACTGCTGCGGTGCCCCTGTGAGCAGAAAGTCCTGCCACGCACCCCGGCAGTGCTGGTGTACGGCATCATGGGCAGAGACCTGAACCGTATCTATCGCGGCCAGCATATCTACGGCCCTATCCTCTGCTATGGCTGGAAGGGCAACAACATCCAGCCCATGAGCAAGGATGTGCAGGCCGAGGTGCTGGACCGCCTCAAGGACACGGAGGTGCGGGTATGACGGACTACACCATCAGTTTCAAACTTTCCAACGAGACGGTTTATGCCTGTTACCGCGGCCGTTTCTGGCGCTGGGACGGCAGTTTCTGGAAGGAAAGCCACCTCATGACGCAGAAATTCGAGCGGGCCAAGGCAGCAGACAAGAAGCTGACCCCGCAGGCATTCCTGACCAACAGCGCGGAGTTCGCCACGTTGAATGAGTACGAAATCGACTGCGCAATGCTGGACGCGTTGGAAAATGCCAAGCCCTGCAAGAACGCCCCCATCGAGCCGGTGGAAGAACCCCCTACCCCATCCACGCAGTGTTTGGATGCTGCCACTGCTGCGGAAAGCCAAACTGCGGCATCCCCGACAGCGCCGGAGGGGTCAAGCCCTACGACGGAACTGGCGACTGCTGCCGACGCACCCGGTGTTCCGGTCAGTGCAGACGAAAACGCGCCTGTGCCCTCGAGTACCGCACCCACCTTTGACTTTGGTGCAGACGACCAGACAAACGCCCTGCTGTTGCAGGACGCGCAGACCTTCATCACCGGTAACATGGCCCGCATTATGGCCGCAAAGCACGCCCACGACCTGACCGCAAACCACTATCAGGGCAGTTGGGGCAAGTGGTGTGCCGCCGTCGGCATCAGCCGGGACACCGGTGAAAACATGGTGAGGGTTGCCGAACAGTTCGGCAACATCCAGCTGGAAGGCAAGTCCATTCTGGACGTGCAGCCCCTGAAACTGCTGTATGCTGCGGCCAAGCCCAGCACCCCGGAGGTGGTCAAGCAAGCCGTTTTTACCGGTGACATCACTACTTACAAAGAGTATCAGGAGCTTATGGCCCAGCTCAAGGCCGAGAAAGACCGTGCCGACGCTGCCGAGAAGTCCGCTCAGAACGCCCGCAAGGAAAATGCCTATTTCAAGGAGCTGGTGAAAAGCGCCGAAGCCCAGACCCATAAGGACGCGGAAAAGCGGGAAGAAGCAGAAAGCCGCTATGAATCCGCTCTTGCCGACATCAGCGGCCTGAAAGAGCAGAACGCCCAGCTGAAAGAGCGCGCCGACTCTGCCGAGGCCCGCGAAGAGGAAGCATGGAAGATGCAGAGCAAGGCCGAAGCCCGGGCCAAGGATGCTGAGAATCAGCTTTCCGGCTCCCGGCATGTGGCCGAAGCGGCAAAGCTCCGGGCGGATAAGCTGCAGGAAGAAAATGCGGCCCTGAAAAAGCAGCCCATCGCCGCTGTGGTGGATGAGGAAGAGGTAGACCGGCGGGCAGGCGAAAAAGCTTACGAGATTGCGGCCGGAATGACTGCGGACTATAAGGCACAGCAGGAACAGGATGCCCGCGATGCCTACGACAGCATCATTCTGGCCGGGCGCTCCATCACAAGCATCGTTCAGTCCGCCAAAATGCAGTTCCGCAAATTGCCGGATGACCAGAGGGAGACCGCAATCAACCAGTTCGTGCACACACTCGCATCCGCTCAAGGGGAGGTATCCGCATGTCTGTAAAGATCATGGCCTTAGAGGCCGAAAACGTCAAACGCATCAAGGCCGTTGCACTCACGCCGTCGCCCACCGGGCTCACCCTCGTGGGCGGCAACAACAATCAGGGCAAGACCAGCGTTCTGGATGCTCTGGCATGGGCACTGGGCGGCGACCGTTTCCGCCCGGACGCTGCCCAGCGGGACGGCGCAGTGGCTCCGGCGCATCTGAAGGTCAAGCTTTCCAACGGTGTGGTGGTGGAACGCAAGGGCAAAAATGCCAGTCTGACCGTCACTGACCCCACCGGGCGGCGCAGCGGGCAGCAGTTGCTGAACGCCTTTGTGGAGCCGCTGGCGCTGGACTTGCCCCGCTTCATGGAAGCCACCGACAAGGAAAAGGCGGACATCCTGCTCCGGATCATCGGCATCGGCACCGAGCTGCACACCCGTGACATGGAGATCAAGGCCCTGTACGACAAGCGCACCTTCACCGGCCAGCTGGCCGCACAGAAAAAGCACTTTGCCGAGGAGCTGATCTCCTACCCGGATGCACCGGAA